AAAAAAAATTAAAGGAGAAATGAACATTTTTAGAAAGGATAAACAATGGACGTAAATGAAATATGGCGAAAAAAGGTTCGACAATTATTAGCTGAATCTGGAGTACCTAAAAAGTACTTTGAGCCGCAAGAACTAGTTCCTAGAGCTGTTGATAGGGAGGCATGGGACTGGTTGAACAATTACCGGGAAAATGTAGTTGAAAATATTCAAAATGGAAAAAGCATTGTGATTACTAGTCCTACTGTTGGGAACGGTAAAACTAGTTGGGCTATTAGACTTTTGCAGCGTTACATTGCTGAAACAGCTTTGGACGGTAGACTAGTAGACAAAGCGGTATTTTGTGTTAGCTCTTCTATGTTAGAAATTTTCGGAGACTTTGGTTACTTCGAAACTAGCATTCAATTTTTTGAATACTTGAACCGGCTAAAGAGATGCGACTTATTAGTAATTGATGAAATCGGTTCAGGGCGCGTTACGCAGGTATCCTATAATCATTTTTATGATTTAGTGAACTACCGCGTGGATAATAATCTTGCAACTATTTACACTACTAATTACAATGACGAACAAATTAAGGACGTTTTAGGTGAACGACTTTATAGTCGCATTTACGACATGTCGACTGTTATTGAGTTCATTGCATCTAATGTTCGGGGATATACAGCAAAGGAGGTAGCTAAGTTTGAAAAACGCTGAACGGTACATGGTACTAGATATTAATAACGTTCCCATTATTTATCGAAATGTTTTGGGTAACGTAGTGAAGTGCTGCGCAATTAAACCAATAGGGCCTGTTTATGATTTAGATAATTTGCTACTTACGGAAGAGGAAATTAGGCAGTACGATAGTCGGCTATTGGTTTTTGCTTATCGTTATAAGAAAAGAGGTTTTTATGAGTTCACTTTGGAAAAAGCGTTTAACTAGTCCTTATTTTACTATCCCTGTCCTAATTTTGGTATGTCTACTATTCGGTTTTTCATTAGGCTATCGAGCTTCTATTAGTCGTAAGACGGAGGAGGCTCCTAAAGTTCGGCCTTATTATATTACAATGGACGAGACTGGTGCGTGGCTAGGAGATAGTCCAGGACATAAGTTTTTCCCGCTATATGACGCACAAGGCAATAGATTAGGGGGTAAGTTAAACAATGATTCAGCTACAGGTACTGAATAAAGTCTTACAGGACAAGAGCCTTTCCTTACTGAATAATAACGGCATTACTAGTGAATACTTTAGTGACTACAGCCCTGAATACGAGTTCATTATTAATCACTTTAAGGAGTACGGTAACGTTCCGGATGATGAAACTGTTTTGGAGCATTTTCCTGGATTTGAACTGCTTAACATTTTAGAGAGTGACCAGTATCTTGTTGATAAAATTAGGGAAGAGCATTTATATGATGCGTTAGTACCTATTTTGACGCAAGCTGCCGAAGATATGCAAACGGATTCAAGTGTAGCTGTATCCAATATCTTACCTAAATTAGAAAACTTAATTCAAAAGTCTAAATTTGTAGGAGGTGTGGACCTTACCAAAGGAGCCTACGACCGTTTTAATTGGGCAATGGATATTGCGGATAAGGCAGGTGACTTGCTGGGCGTACCTACAGGATTTGAACTTTTGGATGACGTACTGGGCGGAATGCTACCCGGTGAGGAGCTAATCGTCATTGTAGGACGCCCTGGACAAGGTAAGTCATGGACTTTAGATAAGATGATGGTAAGTGCTTGGCAAAGTGAACAATCCGTACTTTTGTACTCCGGTGAAATGAGTGAAATGCAGGTAGGTGCTCGTATTGATACTTTGCTGTCTAATGTTAATATTAATTCAATTACTAAAGGAGTATGGAATGACAAAGAGCTGGAGCGCTACGAAGACCATATCGAGGTTATGCAAGGAAGCAAAACTCCTTTAGTAGTAGTTACTCCAATGATGATTGGTGGACGAAACATGACGCCCGCTTTGTTAGATAGTATGATTCAAAAGTATAACCCTAAGGTAGTAGGCATTGACCAGCTATCATTAATGAATGAATCTATACCTAGTAGGGAGCAAAAGCGTATTCAGTACGCTAACATCACCATGGACCTTTACAAGTTGTCAGCTAAATATGGAATCCCTATTGTACTAAATGTACAGGCTGGACGTGCAGCGAAGGACGGAACGAACGATACGATTCAATTAGAACATATCGCAGAAAGTGACGCAGTAGGGCAAAACGCAAGTCGAGTTATTACAATGCAACGGGACGAAGCTAACGGTATTTTAAGATTATCCGTAGTGAAAAATCGGTACGGGGAAGATAATAAAACTATTGAGTACATGTGGGACGTTACAACAGGAACCTACACGCTTATAGGTTTTAAAAATGACGACGAGGACGAAGATAGTTCAAGTTCTAGTCCTGTTACCCTTAAAGCTAGGAACTCCTCAAGTCGTTTGCAAAAGCAAGTAAGCCGGGAAGGAGTGGAAGCATTTTGAAAGTTAATGGACTGTATATTAATGCTACGTGTGAGCAAATTATTCAAAAACTTACTTTTGAACTGGAGCATGATTATGGTCAAACTCTTTTTACCCGCACAAAAAGTTTAGGTTCTAATATGCAATTCTCTTGTCCTTTTCACGGTAACGGCATGGAGCGTCACCCCTCTTGCGGTATGAGTAGAGATGTAACTTACTCCGGTGGCCGTGTAATTGAAGCAGGTACCGTTCATTGCTTCACTTGTGGGTATACTGCAAAGCTAAATGAATTTGTTAGTGATTTGTTCAATCGAAAGGACGGCGGCTTTTACGGTAACCAGTGGCTTAAACGTAATTTTGCCTCCGGAGAAGAACAAATAAGACCTTTATTAGATTTAGGATTTAATAAAAAGTCCAAAGATACGAAGCCTAGCTATACTACTATTACGGAAGAGGAGCTGGAAAAATACCGTTGGGTTCATCCTTACATGTATGAGCGAAAACTGACGGACGAAATTATCGAACTATTTGATATAGGCTATGATAAGTTACACGACTGTATTACAATGCCAGTTAGGGATATGCAAGGTAACACCGTATTTTTTAATCGGCGGAGTGTAGGGCAAAAGTTTCACAAGTACGGAGAGAGTGACCCTAAAACTGAATTTTTATACGGCGCTTACGAAGTCCTTAAATACCGAGATAGGTTTGAAGATAGTTCGAAATTATATGTAACAGAGTCTGCTATAAACTGCCTTACTTTATGGACGTTAGGTATTCCGGCTGTAGCTCTTATGGGAGTAGGAGGAGGGAACCAGTTTGAGTTACTAAAGAATATGCCCTTTAGGACGATTGTATTAGCACTTGACCCGGATAATGCAGGGGACACGGCGGCGAGGAAAATCCGTAATCGCTTGCGGAATAGCAAGGTCGTTTACTTCCTAAACTATCCCAAAGAGTTTTGGGAAAATAAATGGGACATTAACGACTATCCAAATTTAATAAATTTTAACGATTTAGTCTTGTAATTTATTACATAGTAATATATAATGTAACTATAAAGAAAATTTCTTTTAGGAGAATAAACAATGAACAACCTTACTAATATTTCCAATAAGTTCGTCAGGGATACTGTTGAATGTGTAGGAGCACTCCCTGACACTCAGTGTTTAGCTCTGTACAATACTGACCCTAACGGCGCATTAGCTGTCCTGTATCGAAGATACGCAGGTATGCTTCATCGCATAGGTCAAAAGTATTTCAGTTTTTCACGCGAAGACGTGGATAGCTTTGTATGGACAACACTAGACAAAGCTCTTAGTACTTTTAACCCTCAAGCTGGAGCAAACTTTGCTACTTATGTTACACGGCTAATGAACAACACAATGCGCAATGAATACCGTGCGTTAAAGGTTACTTCTGTGCAACGGGATTGGTTTGTGGACGTTCAATGGGAAAGTACTACAGTAGACAGTGGGCAAGAAGGTTATAGTTCGTTTTATAGTCAATCTATAAACGAGGACTGGTCAGCTATCGACATCGCTACGTCCTTACCTACTTTACCACTAACTAAAAATCAGTACGCTTACATTGAATGTATTATTAGTAACGGAGCAGAAATGACGGATGCGCAGGTAGCACGGGAAATTGGAGTTACTCGTGCATCGGTAAAAGCTATTAAAACCTCACTAGCTAAAAAGTTAGATAATTTCTTTTAATGAGGTTTACTAAATGCACCTAAATGGTGTATATTAAGGTATAAGGAAAACTTAAAGAACTTAAAACCTTATAACACTTTAACACTTTTAAGGAGGACCATATATGGGTCGAGTTAGTATTAGCAATTCTGGTTCCTTTAGTTCCGGAAATGCCAATGGATTTTTCAGTTTAGCAGATGACAAGGATTCTGCTGTAGTTACCTTTCTGTACGAGGACCCGGATGGAGAGGATATGGATTACTTTGTAGTCCATGAAGCCGAAGTGGATGGTCGACGCCGGTACGTAAATTGTAATGCGATTGGTGAGGACGGTGAAAGTATTCATCCTGAAAATTGTCCACTTTGCCAAGAGGGCTATCCTCGAGTAGAGAAACTGTTCTTGCAGCTTTACAATGAAAACACTGACCAAGTTGAAACATGGGATAGAGGTCGCAGCTATGTTTCCAAAATTGTAACGCTAATTAATAAATACGGACCTCTTGTAGGACAACCCTTTGAAATTGTTCGCAGTGGTAAAAAGGGCGACCAACGGACTACTTACGAGTTCTTCCCGGAGGAAGCTGACCCGGATGTAACCTTGGATGATTTCCCAGAGAAAAGTGAACTACTAGGAACACTTATTTTAGACCTAGATGAAGAGCAGATGTGGGATGTCGTAGATGGTAAGTTCACTCTGGACGATAACCGAGGACGTTCCGGTTCCCGGTCTAGTGGACCTACTCCTCGCCGAGGCTCCAGTCGTAATTCAGGGGCTAGTTCACGTGACGCTCGTCCTGCGGTATCCCGTCGAGGAGCGGCAGCTACTAGCGGTCCTCGAACTAGAGGTGGTCGGTTCTAATACAGGAAGCAGTAGCTTCCTTTTTATTTACGAAGAAAGGATAACTTATGGCACAAAAAGGTCTGTTCGGTGTACGTCCTAGGGACGGAAGAAAGGGTGACAAGAAAATTCTTTCGCAAAAGCGTAACCGAAAGGATTCAGTAGAACTGACTTATATTAGTGGGGATGCTTTAACTGACGCAGTAGCTCGGGCACGAACAATGTCAAAGCGCATTTTAAAGGATGTACTGCCTATGTTGGAACTAGTAGATACGGAGGAACGACTGGATGAATATATCGGTAATTGTATTGAAAACGGAGTTGTAGCCCTGGACGTAGAGACCAACGGTAAGGACCCTATCCATGAGGACTTAGTTGGTGTGTGCTTATACACGGAGGGTGAAAAGTCTATTTATATCCCACTTAATCATCGCAGTAATCTAACTAAGCAGCGCATCAAGCAGCAGATTGACCCTAAAGTTATGAAGGAGTTTATCGAAGAAATGATTGAGTGTGGAGTTAAGTTCGTTTATCATTTAGGTAAGTTTGATATTAGTAGTATCTTTTGGCAGCTAGGTATTAGGATGCCTGACCCGTTATGGGATACTTACATTGCATCTAACTTGTTGAATGAAAACGAACCTCATTCATTGAAACTGCTTCATGCTAAATATGTACGGGAAAATGAAAATGCTGAAGTAGCTAAATTTAATGACTTGTTCAAAGGTATACCGTTTAGTTTAATACCTACAGATGTAGCTTACATGTACGCAGCCTATGACCCGTTACAGACTTACGAGCTTTACAAGTTCCAGGAGCTTTATCTTACTCCAGGAACGGAGGAATGTAAGTCTTGTAATTTAGAACATGTCAGTGAGGTCTACCAAAATATTGAACTTCCCCTTATTAAAGTCTTATTCGATATGGAGTCTTATGGTGTAGCCCTGGACGAGGAAAAACTCGCAGAGATTAAAGCAGAGTTCGAACAAAAGATGGAGGAAGCGGAAGAGCTGTTCAACTACGAAGTAGCTAAGTATGCGCAGGAAATTGAAGATTTGCGTACGATTAACTTTGAACAATATCAAAAGCTTACACTGAACGGAAAAGGGGAAGTCACTGTATCTATTTCTAGTAGCGCACAGCTAGCTATCCTATTTTATGATATTTTAGGACTAAAAAGTAACGACGACAGGAGTCCTAGAGGAACGGGTGTCGATATTGTCGCGGCGTGGGATATTCCTATTGCAAAGGCCTTGCTTCGGTACCGTAAATATGCAAAGCTAGTCTCTACCTACATGACACTAGACGAACACTTAGCTAAGCCGGATAATCGCGTACATACTAACTTTAAACAGTATGGTGCTAAGACAGGACGTATGGCTAGTGAAGGCCCTAACTTGCAAAATATCCCGTCGCGTGGCGAGGGAGCAGTCGTGCGTCAAATCTTCTCAGCTAGTTCCGGTCATTATATTATCGGTAGTGATTATTCCCAGCAGGAACCTCGTGCTCTTGCTGAATTGAGCGGAGATGAAAACATGATACACGCTTACGAGGAAGGACTTGACTTGTATGCAGTAATCGGTTCAAAACTTTATCATACTGAGTATGAAAATTGCTTGGAGTTTAACGCTGATGGAACTACTAACCCAGAAGGAAAGAAACGTCGTAACAGCGTTAAGTCCGTTCTTTTAGGATTGATGTATGGACGCGGTGCTGCTAGTATCGCTGAACAAATGAATGTAAGTGTTAGGGAAGCCTCTAACGTTATGGAGGATTTCTTTAAGCAATTTCCTAAAGTTGCTGACTACATTGTTTTTGTTCAGCAGCACGCGATTGATTACGGTTATACAGAAACAGCAATGGGACGTAGAAGACGATTACCGGATATGAGCTTACCGCAGTATACTTTTGAGTACGTGGATGCTAGTAAAAATGAAAATTTCGACCCGCTAGATTTCGATGGAGAAGCGGATGGTTCAACAGAAGTTCCTGAATATATCGTGGAACCGTACTGGGCCGAATTAGACCGGGCTTGGGGTTTTAAAAAGCGTAACGAAATTAAAGCTCGTGCTTTGGAAGAGGGGATTAAAATTCACGACAACGGCGGTAAGATAGCGGAAGCTGAACGACAATGTTTGAACTCCGTTATTCAAGGAACTGCCGCTGACATGACTAAGTATGCTATGATTAAAGTACATAACGACCCAGAACTGAAAAAATTAGGGTTCCACTTAATGATTCCAGTACACGACGAGTTATTAGGTGAGATACCTAAGGAAAACGCAAAACGAGGAGCGCAGCGACTTACTGAGGTTATGATTGAAGCGGCTAAGGATATTATTAGCTTACCTATGAAGTGTGACCCAAGTATTGTTGAGCGTTGGTACGGACAAGAAATTGAACTATAATAGAAACAAAGGAAAATAATATAATGAAAAAATTCGTAAACATTTATACAGTCCTCTATTTACTAGTAGGTATTTTAGGGACATTAGTTACAGTATGGTTTACTCCAATTACTGTAGGACCTATTACTATTCCGCCGTCAAGTTGGTTAATGGGATTTTCGTTCCTGCTTATTACACTTATCCAGGACGCTTACGGGTCTAAAGTGTCCGGACGAATGATTTGGATTTTATTAGCAGTAACGGCTTTAATATGTGTACTTTTGAATTACACCTTAATGCTTGTATTAGCAAGTGGCATTGCGTTCGTAGTAGGTCAATTTACTACTAAAACGTTATACACTTTTGGAACTTCTCGTACAGCTAGTTCTATGGTAGGCTCCGTCGTCGATGTAGGGATTTGGGTATTTTTAGGTCTAAGTCCTATTGGAGTAGGTACTGTTCCTTGGGAACGATTTTTCCAAGCAGTTTTAGGACAAGTACTTGTTCAGTTAATCCTGCAAGGCATTGCTGGCAAAGTGTACGATAAATATTTTAAATAGGAGCAGCATTGCTCTTATTTTTTATCTAGTAAACAAAATCGTGAAATTTGGTGTATAATAAAGTATAGAGATTTTCAATTCGTTTGACCTCTATACAATAAAAATAAACGGAGGATACCATGAAAACATTGGTCTTACTGAGTGGAGGAATAGACTCCACAACCTGCTTAGCAATGATGGTTAGAGCTTACGGCGCTGAAAATGTAGAAGCTGTTTCCTTTAGTTACGGACAAAAGCATATTAAAGAGCTAGAATGCGCTCAAGATATTGCTAACTATTACGAAGTCAAGCATACTGTCCTAACTATTGATAGTCAAGTGTTTGCAGCTTCCAGTTCTACACTTATCCAAGGACACGGCGAAATGAACCACGGTAAAACTTACGCAGACATTCAAGCTGAAAGTCCTGGCGAAGTGGATACCTATGTACCTTTTAGGAACGGTTTAATGCTATCACAAGCTGCCGCACTTGCATACTCTATAGGTGCCTATAAAATTGTATACGGAGCTCACAGCGATGACGCTGCAGGAGGAGCTTACCCGGATTGTACACCTGATTTTTACGAAGCAATGAACGAAGCTATCTTCCAGGGTACGGGTGAAAAGGTTCGACTAGACGCTCCATTACTTACCCTTAACAAGTCCCAAGTTGTTAAACAAGGTCTTGCAATGCATGCTCCTTATCACCTAACTCGTTCCTGCTACGAGGAAGATTCAGTTTCTTGTGGCACGTGTGCAACTTGTATTGACCGCTTAGCAGCGTTTAAGACTAACCACGTTTTAGACCCTATTCCTTATAAATGATTTATTTTCAAAAAAAAAGTTCAATTATTTTTCAAAAAGGGGTTGCGTATTACCGGGTAATATGTTATACTTAACTTGTAAGTAAAACAAAAGAAAAAAGAAAAGGAGAACTTACAATGAAAAAACTGAACCATAAGGAAAAATTTGTCGCAATGCAATACGCATGCATTTCACTAATCGTCGTGTTCCTTATCACGCTTGTAGGATGCTGGCACCTGGAGTCTCGTATCGCTCGACTAGAGTTTGAAAACGAGCGTCAGGAGTATGTTATCGGACGACTAAAACAGCTTACTAAGCGCGAAGAAAAGAAAGAACTTGACGAGTTCTACAAAGTAGTAGCTTACAAAATGCGTAACAGTAACTAACATTATTAGGAGAAAACAACAATGAACAACACTAAACTTATCAAACTAGGACTTGGGACTACGTTATTAGCTGCGAGCTTTATTGCTCAAACTGCTTTAGCTGATGTAACTAAACAAGGGACAGAGCTTATCGCGACTGACCCGCAGGTCACTGTGACTAAAAAGGAAGAAGATTCAATTTGGAGCGACGTGGACGTCAACATCAAAACTGAAATCCCTGATGAAGTCACTATTAATTCAGGTGACAAAATGACGTTTAACATTCCGGAAGAGCTGAATCTGGAAACGTCATACAACTTCCTTGTCTACAATGAAACTGGTGAAACTGAAGTAGGTACTGCTGACGTAAAAGCCAACGAGCGCACGGTGACGACGACTTTCAACAATTACTTTGCCGAGCACCCGCTCGACAAGTCAATTAGTTTGAATTTCACTACCAAAATCAACCGCGAAGTTGTGCAGGAAAATACCAAGCGTAATATCTCATTTAACGGTACAGTGGTCGAAATCAACGCAGGTTCAAAGGGAACTATCAATCCTAATGAAGAATTGTATAAGTACGGTTACCAAGACCGCGCTGACCAGAATGTCGTTCATTGGGTAGCGCGATTGAATTACAAGCGCCAGGAAATGGTCAATGTAGATATTAGCGACACTTGGTCAAGCGACCAGGACTATATCGAGGGTAGTCTTATTTACTCTTATGTAAATGATGTCGACCCTTGGACGTATGACTCACCGGCTACACAAGCACTGCAAAATACAAAATTCCACAAGAATGGATTCACTACACACATTGACAAAATTCCTGGAAAGATTTTAATGGTTGAGTACAAGACACGTCTGCGTTCTTTGGAATACAATCCTACTAATCTGTTCACCGCAAGTTGGAACGGCGGATTTGTTAGCCACGAAGCTGAGACTAAGCTGTATGACGGGAACGGAAAAGCAACGGGCAAGTCTCGGCCTAAATGGGATAAGCCAAACGAAGCTCCTATTTTAGACAAGCCTGAAATTGACTTGAACGACGTGCCGCTACTTCCTCCGGCTCCTATCCTTGAGAAGCCTGAGTTGAATATTGAGGGTATTCCCGTCCTTCCGCCAGCTCCGGTACTTGAAAAGCCCGAGCTGAAAATCCCGGAAGAGCCCGAAAAGCCGTCAACTCCTCCTAGCGTTGAAAAAGAACCTGCTAAGGTTGTTGAAGCAGCTTCGCAAAAAGTAGCTCGCGAACTTCCTAAAACCGGCGAAGACCGGACAGTGTTCTTGTCAGTCATTGGCGTAGTAGCTATCATCGGATTAGGGTTCTGGATGCAAGACCGCGGAGGTCGAAAATGAATAAAAATACAATAATTAGGATACTCAAGAACTTGAAAGAGTCAGGGGCTGAGGAAGTAGCTATAGCTACTGTAATTGGATATCTAGAGCAGCTCCATGCTCCTGGAGCGGTCCACTTGCCTAAATCTGTTCATAAGTTTATTCAGGCTAATGTTAAGGCTGGAGTTGACTTGCAGCGAACTCTTAACTTGTTTTTAGTTGACAAGGAAAATCGCGAGTGGATTGAGCAGAGGCATAACCAAGAACTTTTCATGTGCGGGTATATGTTCGGTAGCCGACCTGAGCAGGCTGACAAGTACCTAGTTAAAGTGAAAAAGTTAGGAGAGGAAAGCGGATATCTTAATTGCTATACTGTCCTAGATGAATGGGTGTTCGGTAACAAGAATGAAAACGAGCACTATCGAACTCATCATACTAAAGAGCAGCTAGAAGAAGCAGGGCTTGGATGGGTGTTTAATTGTTCAGGAATTGAATGTATTGAAGTAAAGGAGAAATAATGCGAGTATGTAAGCAATTTAGCTTTGACGCAAGTCATCAGCTAGTTGGTCACTTTGGGAAGTGTGCTAATTTACATGGACACACTTACAAAGTGGAAGTCAGCTTGGCAGGTGATACTGTCAAGGAAGGAAGCAGCGCAGGGATGGTCGTTGATTTTTACCACGTCAAAAAGTACGCAGGTGAAATCATTGACCGACTTGACCACGCTGTATTACTAAAAGGAGATGAACCTATTTCACAAGCAAATGTCGTTAATACGAAGCGCGTTTACTTTGGATTTAGAACTACAGCAGAAAATATGGCGAAGTTCCTAACATGGGCACTAGGCGTACTAATGCAGCCTTACGGACGCATTGATACTATTCGACTATGGGAAACACCTACTGGCTATGCTGAGTGCGATTTCTATGAAATTTTTAGTGACGAAGAGGTCGCGACCTATCAAAACGTCACTTTTGTCGACGGTGATGAAAAAGTGACACTAAAGGAGATTATAGATGGTCAACGCTTATAATCAACCCGAACGTGGAAATATTAAAATTAACGTTCGGCAGAAAGATGTTATGCCTGTAATGGAAATCTTTGGTCCTACTATCCAAGGTGAAGGGATGGTAATTGGTCAAAAGACAATCTTTATACGTACTGGTGGATGTGACTATCATTGTAACTGGTGCGACTCTGCTTTTACGTGGAACGGGACGACTGAACCTGAATATATCTCCGGCAAGGAAGCAGCAGCTAGAATTTTGAAATTAGCTTTCAATGAAAAGGGTCAGCAAATTTGTAACCATGTTACTTTGACAGGTGGTAACCCTGCGCTTATTAACGAGCCGATGGCTGAGATGATTGCCGAGCTAAAAAAGCATGGGTTCAAATTCGGTCTGGAGACCCAAGGAACTCGCTTCCAGGAATGGTTTAAGGAAGTAAGTGACATCACACTTAGTCCTAAACCGCCATCAAGTGGAATGCGGACTAATATGAAAATTCTCGATAAGATAATTGACCGCATGAACGAAGAAGGACTTGACTGGTCTTTTAAAATCGTAATTTTCGACGACGTAGATTTAGCCTTTGCTCGAAACATGTTTACAGAGTTTAAGGACAAGATGCGTCCAGTCAATTACTTGTCAGTTGGAAATGCTAACGCCTACGAAGAAGGTAGCATTTCAGGTCGACTTTTAGAAAAGCTAGGCTGGCTATGGGATAGGGTATTTGAAGACCCTGCATTTAATGACGTTCGTCCTTTGCCTCAGCTTCACACACTTGTATATGATAACTTGAGAGGAGTATAGAATGAAAATTGATGAGCTAGATAAAATTGGAAACCTACTAGGACGCAAGCACGGACATGCGTCACTTTCACCTGATGAAATTGTCGCACTTGATAACGCTCAAGCAGCTCTTCCAGCCTTGTTTGACGTATTAGGCGAGGACGCGAAGCGTGACGGACTTCAAGAAACTCCGTTCCGCTTTATTAAAGCACTCGCTGAACATACTGTTGGGTACCGGGAAGACCCTGCTAAGCACTTGGAAAAAACTTTCGACGTAGACCATCAGGACCTTGTACTTGTTAAGGATATCCCGTTCAATTCACTTTGTGAACATCACTTGGCTCCGTTTGTGGGTAAGGTACATATTGCCTATATTCCTACTGACAAAATTACAGGTCTTTCAAAATTTGGTCGAGTTGTTGAAGGATATGCTAAACGGTTGCAGGTTCAGGAGCGACTGACTCAGCAAATCGCTGACGCTATTGAAACAGTTTTGAAGCCACAGGCTGTTGCAGTTATTGTCGAAGCGGAGCATACTTGTATGAGTGGACGCGGTATTAAGAAGCATGGAGCAAGTACTGTTACTTCAACCATGCGTGGATTGTTTAAGGAAAACGCTTCTGCGCGTGCAGAGTTACTTCAATTAGTTAAAGGTTAAGGAGATTATATGAAAGCATTTAAACGTAAAAAATTAGTCAGTGAGTTACAGCTTATTCTTACGCTGCTGTTCGTCGTGGCATTAGTAGTAAGTAATATTATTACAAGTAAGCAAGTTTTACTACCTTTTAATATTACTATGACTGGAGCCGTGTTCGTGTTCCCTATTACCTACATTCTGTCCGACCTTGTGTCCGAGGTGTATGGCTACCGATGGAGCCGTTTGACTTGCTACTTCGGTTTCGCAGCTAACCTCTTCGCAGCTCTTGTCTTTAGTGCCGTTATTCAAAGCCCTGCGCCGAGCTACTGGCAAAATCAGGAAGCGTTCCAAACCGTGCTAGGAAGTACTCCTCGCGTACTCGCCGCTTCACTTCTTGCGTTCGTTATAGGTGACTTTGTAAACGACCGAATTTTCGCTAAAATGAAACGTAAATACCCTGATTCAATTAAAGGCTTTGGAGCTCGTGCAATCTTCTCCAGTCTTATGGGGGAACTAGTGGATAGCCTTGTGTTCTTACCGTTAGCGTTTTGGGGACTAATGCCAGTCGAAACGCTAATTATTATGACTATTAGTCAGGTAGCTATTAAGACA